CTTCTAAAATACCCTCAACTAGCCTGAACCAGCAGGAACCAGCCCGAACCAGCGGTGGTTCAGTCATATCTGGTCGTATCGAGCCGAGGTTGGTGACGCCTGTTCCACCCGGTGAGAGTTTTGGTCCTGCCCTAACTGCGTGGGCGAAGCGCGTGCTCAATATTGAGTTAATGGAATGGCAAAAGCGCATCTGTAACGACGCGTTGACTGTGGATGCCGACGGCGACTTTGTGTTCCGTGAGGCTTGTATTAGTACGGCCCGTCAGAACGGCAAGAGTCTTGTGATGCGGGCGGTCGCTGGGTTTATGGCGACCGAGTATGCAGCTGCACGTCGTGAACCTCAGACGATCGTCATTGTGGCTAATCAAAAGCGTCGGAGCATGGCCTTGTTTCGGGATGTTGTCCGTGACCTTGAAAACTTTGATTGCAAAATTCGTTGGCAGAACGGTGACGAGCGGATCAACTTCCCTGACGGCTCAAGTATTTCGGTTGTTGCGGCGTCAGCTCATGCACATGGATTAACGGCATCAGTTTTGCTGGTGGACGAAGTTTGGGACATTGGTCCCGACGTTGTTTTTACGGCTTTACGGCCTTCGCAGATTGCAGTTAAGAATCCCATGATGATGCTCTTCAGCACGGCTGGCGATCAGGGCAGTACCGTTCTCCTGCAACTAAGAGAACAGGGCATTGCGGCGATTGACTCGGGTCAGCCAACTGCGCTGTATTTTGCTGAATGGTCACTTCCGCCCGGGGTGAGTTTGGAAGATCGCAGTTACTGGGGATGGAGTAACCCCGCCCTCGGGACGACCATCACGGCCAAGGCTTTAGAGTTGGCTTACGACTCACCAAACCGTCAGGCGTTCATTCGTGGCCACCTCAATCTGTGGGTGGATTCGACAAACTCTTATTTGCCAATCAACTTGTGGAACGACCGCAAATCCGACCGACCAGCACCAGCGACCCAGTGGCTCACCATTGACTCAAGCGTGGACGACTCTCGCTACGTCGGAATCTCAACCGCATTTGACGACGGTCGCGTCATAGTCTCGGTTGCGTTTGTTGTCGAGTCGGCTGCACAAATGTGGGAAGAAGTCGTGCGGATCATGCACGACCAAACCGTGAAACTTGCAGTCACCCCATCGCTAGAAATTCACTGCCCCCCAGACCTGCGACGTCGTATGCAAATCGTCGGCTACGCCGAGTTACTCAAATGGACTGCAGCTTGTCGCGCCATGATCGTTGAGGATCGCGTCAACCACACTGGCGACATTGCACTAGCTGAACATCTTGCCCGAGCCGTGGCCGTAAAAACGGGCGGGTCAATTGTGCTCAGTTCGCAGAAGTCACCCGGTCCGATTGAGTTAGCCAGGTGCGCCGTGTGGGGGATCATGCTTGCGTCCAAACCAGTACGGTCGTCGCGTGCCGCTTTTGCTTTTGGCTGAGGGTACTTAACACAGACCAAAAAGTGTGAGAGACTCGCAAGTGATGGCTCTTTTCGGTAGCAAGAAAGTAAGCGCAACCCCTGCGTTTGCGTATGCGCCGATACAGGCTGCAGCAGGTTCTGCCGCACAGGTGGGTCAGTTCTATACGTACTCCGTCGGGGCGTCGCAAGAACTGGCCCTCTCTGTTCCCACTGTTGCCCGCTCGATTCAAATGATTGCGTCCATGGTCGGTTGCTTGGAACTCAAGCATTACACCACCCAGTGGACTGGCGAAGAGTACGAAGAGATCTATTTGGAGAACGAGTCGTGGATGGATCAGCCCGATCCTAAGGTCACGCGCAACTTCATCTTTTCCCAGCTCGTTACAGATCTCATGCTTCACGGTCGCGGATTCTGGTACATCACCAGCCGATCAACTGCCACAGGACGCCCGCTTTCGTTCCAATGGTTACCCGCCGCAATGGTTACGACCATGGATCAGGCTGGCCCGCAATGGTTCGGCCCGTCGGACCAAGTCGAATTTAACGGTTACCCACTTGCAACCGATGACGTTGTGCAGTTTTTGGCACCGACTCAAGGTCTGCTTTACACAGGCAACCGGGCGATCATGACAGCCTTAAAACTTCAGCAATCCGCTGACCGTTTTGCTGTCAACGAGATTGCAGCTGGCTGGTTGCAACAGACTGACGCCTCCGAACCAATGTCAGCCGAGGACCTCTCCGAACTTGCAGCTGCTTGGCGTAACGCTCGACAGCAAGGTGCAATCGGCGCATTAAACAGCGTTGTCACCTACAAAGAATATTCCAGTGACCCGAACAAACTGCAACTAATTGAGTCGCGTCAATTCCAAGCATTAGAACTGTCTCGGGCCACTGGAATACCTGCATATCTTTTGGGGATTGGCGTTCAGGGTTACACATACCAGAACGCGCAACAAGCACGCCAAGATCTTTATTTGTTTGGCACCAAACAATATTTGGATGCCATTGAACAGACTTTGTCAATGAACCAACTTTTGCCGCGTGGACGCTACGTCAAATTTGATGTTTCCGATTATGTTTACGAAAACGATTTAGGGAATGTTGAGCGCGAACCCGCTTTTGATTCAGGAAACCGCGAGGAAGAATACTCATGATCAGATTAACCGCTCAACAGATCACGCTGGACGCGTCCGCTGATGGTGAACCGTCGCGTCAAATTACTGGCCTTGCTGTCCCGTGGAATGTCAAAGCGCAATTGAGTGGCGGTGAAAGTGTGGTCTTCCTTGAGGGCTCACTTCCCGAGGACGGCCCGATGCCGAAGCTTTTGGAATACCACGACGACACAAGAGTCATTGGTCGCGTAGTTGAAAGAGTGTCAACTAGCGAGGGCTTATTGTTCGTCGCCAAGTTGAGCGCGACTCGAGCCGCCGATGACGCTCTCGCACTGCTCGCCGACGGCGCGCTAGACAGTGTTTCGGTCGGCGCAGTCCCTACCAAGTTCAAGCGCCTGTCAGACGGAACCCTAGAGGTCTCTGAAGCCCGATTCGTAGAACTGTCGCTCGTAACTGTGCCAGCCTACGAAGCAGCACAGGTTTATTCAGTCGCCGCCTCATCACCCGATGAAAGCGAACCCGACGAAAACGAAACCCCAACAGAAACAACCCCAACACCATCCGAGGAGGATGAAATGTCAGAACCCACAACCGTTGAAGCCGCTGTTGCGACTCAACCCATTTATGCAACCGCCGTCAAGCGTGACGCAAAACTGCCGACCGCTGTCGAATACTTGAGTGCTGCCATTGCTGGCGGAACTGCTTGGGAACGTATGCACGAAGCACTTCGCGCCGCAGCTCCCGACGTAGTCACCAGCGACACACCCGGTGTGCTCCCAACCCCAATCCTTGGACCTGTCTACAACAACTTCATTGGCCGTCGCCCAGTTGTTGATGCAGTCGGTGCCAAGTCCATGCCCGGTGGAGGCAAGATCTTTATCCGTCCCGAGGTCACGACCCATACCAGCATTGGTGCAAGCCTCGCCGAAATGAGCAACCAATCAGGCACTTTCGTGGTCAGTTCGAATCAGGTCACCAAACAAATTTTCGGTGGCTATGTCAACATTTCTGAAGCCGATCTTGATTGGACCGATCCCGCGATCTTGTCAATCTTGCTTGACGACATGGGCCGTATCTACGCAAACGCCACAGACAACTATGCGGCCGACACACTTCGAGCAGGCGCATCAGTTACCCGCAACTTTGTAGCCGCTGACCTCGTTGATCCAAAAGCATGGGCAGAATGGACCGCAGGCTCTGCTTCGACAATCTTGTCGTCGTCCAACGGCAACTTGCCAACGCACATTTTTGTGTCGCCTGACATTTGGGGAAATCTCCTCGGTCTTTCCGATACGTCGGATCGTCCGTTGTTCCCACAAGTCGGACCAATGAACGCATACGGCAACCTTGCACCCGGACAGTACAACGGCAACGCTTTTGGTTTGCAAGTTGTTGTTGACCGCAACTTTGCAGCCGCAACGCTGATCATTGGTGATGCCTCTGGCTATGAGCTGTTTGAGCAGCAGAAGGGCGCTATCTCGTTGGACAACCCGTCCACCTTGAGCCGCACCATTGCGTTCCGTGGCTACTTTGCCGCCTTAATGATTGACGAAACCAAGTTCGTCCGCGCTTCGTTCACCTGATCCGACTGACTGAGTAGAGAGACTGCACCATGGCCACATTCAGCGTGACGCACCACCAGCGTCTAGACGATGTTGCTGTGGTGCAGACCCTCGAAGCAACCGACATAACAGTCGGCCAGACAATCACACTCACTGGACTTGGTCACGGTCTTAACGGCACGCACATTGTGATCGCTGTACCGGTCAACTTGTTTGCTGGCGTTAACGAAGCAGGCGACCTGCTTTACAACGAAAACGAAATCATTGTTAACCAGTTGATGTTTCAAGATGTTGGCGACGATCTAGAACGATCTGCTGCCGATCCGTTTGGCACGTTGACATGGACCTTGACGTGTACATGGACCACGGTCGCAGCTGTTCAAGAGTTTCTTGGGATCGCGTCGGCCACGGCAAATGACACCGCGTTTCTCACGACTTGTGTAGCAGCTGCAAACGCTTGGTGTTTCAGGCGTCGCGTGCAAGCGGGTTACCACGACAGTCTCACGACCGTCCCTGACAGTTCAGTGCTGTTAGGAACCACGCTTTACGCCGCAGGGCTTTACCGTGAACGCGGGACCACTGGAGACAGTTACGCGTCTTTTGGTGACATGACAGGACCACCATTGATGACTTTGGGTCGAGTGAACCAGTTGCTTGGCATTAAACGCAGTCAGGTGGCTTGATGTGGCAGGCATCTTCACAGACACCATCAACACGGTGTCAGCGTCGCTCACAGCGTTGGGACTCAAGCCTGTTACCGATCCGCGCAACGCACGACCGCTCACTGTGTTCGTTGAGTTACCGACGTTTACTTGTTTCAACAACCAAATCGCAGATATCACAGTTGATCTCCGTATCCTTGGCGCGCCACCCGGCAATAGCGATTCGGCAAACTACATTCTTGAAGTCTGCGACACAATTATGAACAGCCCGATCGCTGTTGTGAGTGGCTCACCGTCGCTCGCTCAAATCGGCTCACAAGAACTACCCGCATACGACCTAACTATCAGAATCGCTTCCAAGCGCATCCCATAAAGGAAAAACCATGCCCACAACAAAAACCGTTTACCTGTCCAACCCAACCGTTCTTATCGGAACGGTGGACGTTACCCAGAACACTTCGGCGGCCTCGCTTGAGATCGGTTACGACTCACTCGAATCCACAACCTTCGGCGATACCGGGCACCGCTTCGTGTCAGGTCTCCAAATGGTGAACGTCACCTTGACAATGTTCCAGAACTACGGCGCAGGCGAAATTGAAGCCACCCTGTTTGATGTTGTCGGAGACGGCAACACCACTCTGGTTATCTCGCCGTCAGGTTCAACCGAATCCGCGTCTAACCCTGAGTACACGATAAGTAATGCGATGATGTCATCGTTCACGCCGATCGTTACGACCGTCGGAGAACTGAGCCAAGTCTCAGTGACCTTCACTGGTGGCACTTGGGTCCGCGATATCGTCAGCCCGTAATCAGAAACTAACAAAAGGACCCCGACATGATTGGCATGACATTAAAAGTAGAAATGGCTGACGGTGAAACATTCGAAGCACCGATCACCTACGGAGTTGCGTGCAGGTGGGAAGATCATCACCCCACGCTCTCCGTGGGCCGTTTCTTAGAGGACAT